CCTCCGTATACATTATTTAGTGCCATGATTTGATTCCACGTCCCCATAAGAATCTCTCATTAGACGTAGTGTAGTTATAAATCTTCCGTTTGTTGATTTTGTACTATCATAAGTGTGAGTTACTTCTTCTATGAGATATGTTCCACTACTTTCCTGATCATATGGTTGTTTACTAATCTCTGCATTCGGTAATTTGTTTACTAGTTTAATGGTAATTTTATCACCCGCACAAATTTCAGAATTACCTGGGATGATTATAGTAGCTAATTGTTGCTTTAGCAACTCATATCTCATAATAGATTGACCAGCAAAGTGCTTATGAAAATCACAAAACTGACTTGGACTGTCAGATCCATCTTCTTCCTCAAATGAAGCAATTCCTGCTTTATTATACCAGCTTTCATGGTCAAGTAGTACAGATATTATTCTAGTTGGGTAATCCGATAATGTTTTACCATCAGCGGTCTCTATTATTGATGGAGTATTCTGTGCTCCAAGATGCTTCATATCCTTGTAAGCATCTTGGAGACTATAATGATACTCGTTATACTGACCAGTTGAGTGATTAAAAAATATCATTAAAGATGAATACTTTCCTTTTCTCAAAGATGTCATCACATCTACTTCTGATTTAAAAACAGATTGAGATATTGTAAATCTATCATCTGCTCCATCAGACAAATTTGCTGGTTTCTCAATATATGGGCCCCATGGTTTATTCTTTTCGTCTTCCGAAAGTAGTTTATCTACAGAGAAAAAGTTATATCCTCTCTTTGTCTCCCAGAAGAAAAATCCAGCACTACCAGATACTTTTTGCTTTTCATTTTTAGCATCAGATTTATTACTAGAAGTAGAACCTTTAGAAACGCTCTTCACAGCAATAGAAGAAATGACATCAAATGGTCTTCTGTTAGCTGGAATAAGTTTCATCTCAAATTCCGTTGATTCCGAAAAGAAATCTTTGTCGGATTTTAAACTCTTCTTCAAAATTTCATCAACTATCTTATCTCCAGTTCCTTTGAGTGGTTTTATTAACCTGAAGTATTCGTTATTTAATGCTTCCTCAGATATCAATCCTAGCGTATAAGACTGAGCATTATTTTTAACATATCTATTTGTAATTTTCCAAACAAGCATCTTATATTCTTGTGGTTTTTCAGATGATGAAGTTTGAACTTTTATATTGACTGTTTCTCCACCTTGAATTGGTAAATTGTTTAATAATCCACCGCTGTCTACAACAACCATAGTTGCAGCAACAAACGGACTAGTGACGCTCTCGACATAAGAGAAAGTACCAACCATTTGTTTAATTTCGTAACCATCTTTTTCACCTAAAGCGGCAATAGTTACACTCTTGAGAGAAAATTCTGATGGATTTTGAAACTTTTCCATTACGCTAGAGCTCTAATTCTTAAATCTTGGAATATGGCAGTACCAGTCTGTTCCATACCAATACCAGGAGAAACGCCGTTTCCATTTACTCCTCCTTGCTGACCACCACCATAATAATTATTGATGATAGTAGAACCACCACCCTGAGTAGTTAGTCCCATAGTTCCCATAGCAACTTGTTGGGATGCTGCCATCATAGGTGTTCCATCATTTGCATTTGCAGCAGATGCTTGTAGTGATCCAGGAGATGATCCACTACCTCGCTGACCTCCTCTATTTACAGATGCTTGTGTTCCTCCACCACCAGGACGTTGGGCAACATTTGCATTAGATTTAGCACTTCTCAAAAATGCTATTGGATCTAAAGTTCCAGAAAATCCATATCCACCTCTGCCCTTTCTAATCTCATAGTGAATAACCCCAGTTTTTGTTTCTCCTCTGGCGACTGGAGTTCCTGGTGTAATTTTTTGTCCCTCTCTCACTAATACATTAGCTCCTTCGGCAATCCTTTCCGTTACCCCCATCTGGGCGTTATAGATGTCGGCATATTTACCATATCCAGATGCATCATATCCAACCTTTATGACTTCTCCACCTATTCTACTAACAAATGTTTCATTACCCCTAATGTCGAAATCTGTTCCTGCATGTTTTCTTCCGCCATTATCTCTACTTGCACCGTATTTTTGTGCTGCTATATGACCAGTTGGAGGTAATTGAGGCAATCCTGATTGAGATGGTGCATTACCAACTCCACCTCCAGTAATTTGTCTAGTAGCAAGAGCATTTGCATTACTAATTCTTTTATCATAACCAGCTTGTCCAGGTTTTTCTCCAGATCTCTCATAATCTTTCACAAATAAGGCCGCTGCTTCTGCCGCAGTTTTTGTTTTCTTGAATCTCTCAATTCCAAGACCACCATCTCCAGTTCTCATTTCTTCCATAATCCACTGGAGTTGTGCTTCTCTAGTATTGACATCCAACCCTTTCTTTTTTGCCCATTTTTCAAAATTGCTCCATCTATTTTTATCCCATTGTGCAATTCCTCTATGTCCAGTAGCATTTTTTGCATTAGGATCAATTCCTACTCCAGATTCTTGCATCAAATTTCCAACAATACCAGCAGCTTGATCTTTAGACAATCCTTGACTCATAAAATAATTCATCGCTTGATCTTGACCACTAGATCCAGAGAAATCTCCACCACCACCAAGTCCTCCATAATTATCTAATGTTGCTGCGTTAGCAGCACCACCAAATAATGAGGCAATTCCACCAGCAAGACTTTCAAAGAAACTTTTCAGTCCCTCACCCATTTTTTTAAAACCACCTTCTCTTTCATAATATTGCTTCATACCCATAGATTGTAACTTAGCAAAATCTTTATCATTATCTTTTTGAGCTTGAAATACTCCCTCACCAAACATTTGGAATGTTTCTCTTCCTTTTGGTCCTTCTAGTGGGAATACACCTTCTCGTGGAGCTCCTGGACTCTCTCCAAGTAATCCCAACGTTGGTTTACTAACAATTCCACCTTCCGCAAATGGTGTAATACCAGCATCTCTTGCCATCAATCCAGCATCAATACCTGTAGATATAGCAGTTCCGACACCAGGGACAATTGATGCAATACCAGAAAGTAGTTCTCCACCAGCACCTAGCCAATCACCACTCATCGCTCTTTCAGCAGCAAAAGCACCACCAGCAAGAGCTCCCAATACAGGTATTTTCTTCATCAGTCCCTTGCCAACTCCCTTTGCTACTGCTTTTCCAGCACCTTTACCACCAACCTTAGTAGCAAGACGTGTTGCTCTACGAGCACCACCTGTTCTACGAGTCACAGAAGCGCCGCCACCAAGTCTGCTACCAGGACGGCGGTTCATGTCTCTCCATTCATCAACATAGTCTGGAATCGGCAATCCACCACCGCCAGGAGGACCACCTAAAATACCACCACCTCCACCAGGACCAGGCATGAATGGACTACAACCACATCCTTCTGGTTTTTGGAATGGATTTGGACCTCTAAAAAATTCTTTTAATTTACTACCAGTTTCCTTTTTCTCTTCTTGCTTTTTCTTCTTTTGGAAATTCTCTGGGGTCATAAAACCAGAGTAATCTTCACCCCTCTCTAATGCAGCTTCTTTTTGTGCTGAAGCACTACGAAGCATTAGCGTTTCTTGTGTCTGTATCTGCTGCTGTACTAAATTGGTATCATTAGATGTTTGTGCCTTAACAGCATCAACTAGAGACACGATCATCTGTGTGTTTCTATTGACGGCAGCAACAATATCTACACCACTATCGGGAGAAATTGGTGGAGATGCAGCAGAAGTAGATGTTTTCTCAGATTCCTGACGAGACTTGATAAAAGCTTCTCTTCTCTGGGCATTTGTCAGGTATTCGCCAGATGATCCAACTCCAGTAGTTGCTTGTTTGAAAAATGTATCGGCATTTAGACCACCACCAGACGAAATTCCTGGAATATCAGTAAATGTACCGCCAGGTTTTTTTGCAATTCCGCCATCAGATCCACCAGGAAGTGCTAATGGTTCTTGCTTTGTAATTGCAGAAGTTCCTGCTCCCAACATCTTTGGTTGGGATCCAGAAAACATCTTCTTTGCAACTGGTTCTGTCTTTGTTACATCTTTTACAGTAACACCTTGGGGATTGGCGTCATATTGAACTTGACCACCAGAACTTTTTACTAAAGCACCACTAGTTTTCTGGAATTTACCCCACAAACCTTTGAGTCCTTCCTTTAACTTTTTCTTAGCAAAGTTAACTAAAGGACTTTCTCCTGATACTGGTTCATATCCTAGAAAACCGTGTGCCATTACCTTTGTGCTGCTTTTTGTTGTTCTTGTTTGACTTGTTCTAAATGCTGCATTAGGAGACTAGTATAAACTTGTCTCTCCCAAGGCATCATATTTTCAACTTCACTCAAGCTATATTTATGGTGCTGCATTAAGGCAAAGTTAGTTTTATAATACCCTTCCAACGTATTATGGAAGAGTGCTATCCGAAAAAATTGGAAAGTCCCGAAATAGTAACTTCATTAACAACTCCAGTATTAGGATTTTTGACTTTTATAGTGTGTTCAAGAACTGGAGCATCGTTGAAGAATTTCTGGACATCTTCAAATTGCTTATTTGTGAGTTTTTCAATAAATTCAACAAATTCTTTCTTTGAGGTTGTTGAACTATCATATACATCTTCACCGTCAAAAATCTGATCGATGCAATTTGCCATAATTTCAACAACACCATCTGCAGTTGGCGATTGACCGATAATTGATATTTTTACAAATTCATCAAATGAGGGATATTTCATAATAACGCCCATTTTGTCAGAAAGCATGATTTTGTTGTTATGTCCTTCTGGTTTATTTACCTTTACATCAATCAAATTCAAATTATAACGAACTTGTGTAACTCCATCATCTTCACAGGTAATATTCATTTCCACAACTTCACCAACTGACACGGCACGAATATTGAGGAAGATATACTCTAAATCGAAGAGTGCAAGATCTTCCAATTTTACGCGAGATTGAATACAACCCTTCAAAAGAGTTCTAACTGCGTCTTCAATCTGTTTTTCGTCATTTGTCTCTAATGCCAGTAAAAGTAGTTTTTCCTCTTTTACTACAAATGGACGATATTTGATTGTTTTGCCACTTGAGGGAATTTCCAACTCATACGTTGGAAGCACAACTTCTGGTAATGCCATTATACTTAGATCAGATCATATCTATATTTAGCGCGACTTTTTTAGCGATTTTTTGGCGGAAAAAATTTTCCCACTTTCATGAAATTGAAAAATCAATTTTACTTTTTATATAAAGATTTTAATGCATTAATATCATCCTTCACAGATCTGATATCGTTCTTGATGACATAATATCTCCGTTTTACTTATAGCTATATTACAAGCATATTCATCTCTATACTTCAACTTGACATTTCTATTTTCATCTCTAATTGGTCCATATGCGAGTGACTGCATTTGTGATAAAGACTTTGCACTTTGATCATCACCAGTTTCATTAAAGATAAAATCAACCCAATCCTGTAAAAACTTCAATGCTGACATATTTGAGTCACACATAAAACCAAGTTGAATCTCAGAGAAAACTCTTGTGTGTGGATAACTTACAGATCCACTACCAAGATAAATTCCATTTACTTGACCCTGCGCTGTATTAACATTAGGCAATTGCGCTTCACTACAAAAGTATTCAAAATAATTTCCTGCTTGCCCCCCTGGTGGAGTAATTGGTGGATTTAAAAATCTAACCACAAAGTTGTTAGAGAACGACATTCCACCGTTCGCGGCAACAGTTGCGATGAAACTATTGATAGACACACTAAATACCTATGTTGGTCCAACTATATTTATGGCGTACTCTGGATTATACAAACCTGTAAATCCTAAGAAGTATCGTGGAAACCCAACTCGTGTTATTTATAGATCGCTATGGGAACGAAAGTTCATGGTGTTCTGTGATAACAACCCCTCGATAATAGAGTGGGGGAGCGAAGAGGTAATCATTCCTTATCGTGCT